GAACAGGCGTCGGCACGAGCGTGGCGCTGTCGGAATCCTCCTCGCAAATGAGAGGCGTCTCGTCGCACAGGCCACCGACAATGTAGTCGAGCGTCGGCTCGCCGCAGTCGATGCCGGATGCGAAATTTTCAACGATGGCCTTGCCGTCGAAATCATCGATGATGATGATGTTCGAATAAACCTCGCACTCGATTCCGGCGAACGTCTGGAGCCTGCCATTGCAGTGACAGCGCGGCCAGCCCAGCCACTTGCCGATAATCGTAAGCTGGTCGCCGACCGCAGTGTCAAGATCGAAGAAGTCCGGTATCTCGCAGATCAATTGCGCGAGCACTGCCGCTTCGCGCATCGCATTGCGCAAGACGGCGATTAGCTTTGGCGACTCACGGTACTGCGTGAGCAGATAGGTGATGCGGTCCTCAATGACCGTTGCCGGGACGGGACATTCAGCGGTCATGACCGGCTCACACGTAGACGACGGCGATGTGGCCCATGGTCGCAAGCTCGTCGAACGCAATCAGGATGGGCAGCGGACCCTGCACGCCATTCGGGATGCGTGTCCCGGTCATGCCCATGATGTCTGCACCAAGCAGCTTGGACACCGCCCCCGTGATGCGTGTCACCGAGATGTCCTCGCCGTTGTGCAGACCGCAATCGTTGGTGAAGCCCAGTTCGCTTTCCAACTGGTCGACCACCATTTGCAATGTCGGAGGCGCGCACCCGCACGACACCGGTCGTTGCAGCATCGAGATGGTCAGATCGACTGGCACCAGAGTTGGTCTCATGAATCCGATGTTGCGACAGAATCCGCCATCGTCGATCTCGATATACGTGTTGCCCCAGAGGCCGATGCCAGCGACCGTCGAGTCGAAGATCGCATCAGCGACCTCCTCGTCATCACCGCCGACAACGATGATACACAAGCTGTGCGCCGGGATGCCATTCGCATCTGTTTTATCAGAGTCATTGACCACGACCCGGCACCAAACCACACCTTCCACATTACGCACCGCTGCGAGAATGGCGCGAAGATTGATATCTGGCCGGTCCTCGTTGGTAATCCTGCGCCGGTACTCTGCGTCAGACTCGTTGTCACCACGCTCGATCAGCCGCATGCGGCCAAGCTGGTCGAGGCGCTTGCCCTCGGCCTGATCCGGGTCAAGGCTCGAATAGATCGTCTCAGCCACCTCCCACAGCAGCGTGTCGGTCAACGTCTTGAATCCGACAAGCTGACCGGCTGGGCTCTCGGCATCGAGGATGATCGCTGACCCGAAGATCAGCCGCATGGCAGCGTCGTGATCGATCTTGATCTCGCTCGCGGTCTTGCGCAGAAAACCGGTTGGCAGGACGCCGTAATCTGTCATATGCGAACTTCCTCAACCTCATCGAACACGGTCACGATATCAGCATTGACCACGGACAATTCTCGGCGCGGCTGGCGGATGGTCATATCGAACGCCTGCATCCCCGTCACACCCTTGGTTTCGAGAATGCATTTCTTGATGAGAGACTCGGCTACCATCTCGTTGGGCGGGCGCACGAATACGCGCTGAATCCATTCGACACCGACCTTGGGGTCAAGCACCCACTCACCGTAATAGGTTTGCAAACGCTGGCGCACGAGTTGCGAAATCTCCTTGCTGTCGAACGCCATGGCGAGATTGCCATCCGGCTCAAGGTACAGGTCGTGCGCGAGTGTCTCATTCTTGATGTGCTTCATGCCGAAGCACAGGTATTTAGGTTTGGTCGCCATCAGTCATCGCCCGGATTTGGGTCAGGGCCAATAGTCGGCGCATGACTCATGATGATCTCGGTGGCGGTCACCGACACATGCACGATGCCACTCTTCTGAAACTTGATCTGCGCGCACTTCCCCTTGCGGCAGATCGCGCGGAATTCATCGCTGTGCATGACGATCACCTCGCCATCAAAGGCGACCGACACATCCTCCTTCAGATGACGTAGCTCCGTTTTCTTGGTGTTGAATTTTTCAATCTTGTTCTTCTTGTCCACCAGCGCACCCGGCTCAAAATGTGCGTCCGACAAGCTCTGCATCCTGTTGCTCTGCGCCGACTTCGCTTCGCCAGTGTCGTACCAGTCGTCCATGTTGCGACCGGCCATGACGATACGTCCGGGGTCCTTCGCGTTCACTGGCCACGTCAGCGCAGCGCCGCCACCGCGCGGAAAAACGACCGGCACCTTCTTCAATTCAGGAATCGGAAAGTCTTTTCCATTGAGCTTCGGAACGTGCATGACCTTGACCGTCGCGGTCTGCGTGGCAGCGTCAAAGTCAACGATCTGCGCAGGCAGCGCGGTCTGGATGTCGTTGCGCTCAGTATGCGCGGCCTGCGAAGCAATCGCATTCGACTGGCCGCGTGCCGTCTTGCCGCGTAATCCAACCATCACTTTGGTCCTACTGCTTCGATGTGAGATTCAAATTGCCCGTCCTTATTGTCGCCGACATGAGTCAAGGAACTGATGTTGTAAGTCCCGCTGCCAGCACCGGAGGTCCCCGGCTGAAGATTCGGCAGGTTCTTGTGACGGTCGAGCGTGTCACTCTCAACTCGCACATCATGGCCTAGCATCAGCTTTGGATTGAGCAGCGTTTTCACCTCGATGCCATTTTGCTTGATCGTCGGCGCACCGATCATACCAGTCGATGGCGAGATCAATTCAATGCCGCCAGATAACGACTCATCCGGTTTCTTGGTGTAGAGCTTTCCATACTGAATCCACCATTGAAAACCAAATGAACGAGACAGCACGTTCATCTCGCGCGCCAACGGGCCATACAATACGACCGGGCGCTTACTGGCGGGCTCGCTGGGGACGCCTTTAATCTCGCCTTTCTCAACTTTGTGCTTCATCATTTCTTCTTCAATCGCGGTTTCCAATTGAAGCGGTGTCGAGCCCTCATCCTTGTTTTTTGAAATGACGCCCTGCCGATGTACAGTGCCGCCATCAGCAAACTCGATCAGCGTGACGATATCGGTACGATCACGATCATGGCGGAAATCCATGATCTGCCCCTTGCCAATGGTCGAGATGTTTCCTTGTCCACCCATATGCTCGCGGTGCCCGGCCTCGATCTCGATATCTGTTAATTCCTTGCCGATGGCGTTGCGATGCGAGTCGCTCAGATTCCAGATGCGTATCCGACCGGTTCCCGGAATGCCCTCTGTTTTCATTTCGATCTTGAACTCAATGCGCAAAGGCTCTTTCGAACGATCACCCGGCTCGCGGCCCACTTCGAAACCGCCTGCGAGTTTGACCCGCACTTCGCGCAACCATAGTCGTGTCATCCACTGCCTCCTGTGCCGCAGCTTCCAATTCTGCCGCGACTTTCGATCTTATCGCCAACGCTTCCTCTTCTGTCGCATGCACCAACCGCACCTTGTTCGTAGTGAAATTGTCGTAGTCCGGTTCAGAATTTGCTTCCCACATTGCTGCAACGAGCCGCCCGATATCAAGATCGTAGGCGCGCATCACATCCACGTCGGCTGGCAGCATGCGACCCGTGACTTTCGTGACACCATCCATGGAAATGTCCATGTACCAGCGTGAATTGAAATCGTTATAGCGCAGCGTAATCGTGCACGATCTGCCGTTCAGCGTGCAATTGAATGTTTGCAGCTTGCTGGGCAGGACCGGGTACCAACGAACTGGAACCTGCATCACGCCCCCCAGATTGATTGCGATATCTGATAGGGGACAGACCCGGTATCAACTTGCGACGGCGCTGCGCCACGACCATCGCCAGCAGCACCACCGCCCGCGCCTTGACCGCCGCCTCCACCACCACCATCTGCCTGACCACTCTCGACAATGATCACTTGCTCAAGATCACAGTCGAATTCGAGAATGGTCGAATTGCTTTTGTCGCGCTCGACATTGATTCGCTTGATCAGCATGTCCCGATAAATGTCGAGCCCACTGATCACAACGAACGGCTCTTTCATCTGCTGAATCGCGACCATGGCCTGATAGGCCATCGCAACGCGCGTGCCCGGAAAAGCATAGAGCAGCGTCGGGTCCGTCGAGAAGCTGTCAATGGCTCCATGAATGCGCAACTGCGCCGGTTCGACATAGGCGTGATCGGCCACGTCTGCACCAAGCTCGACCGGATTCTTGGTGATCGCAAGCTCGCGCGTGTGGCCTTCCTTCAAGACCACGTCCACCATGATAGGACCAATGAAACGCGGGAAAAAACAAACCATCAGCCCCCACCTCCACCTTATTCGCCACCAGTACCCATTTGGCCTTCGACTCCTTGGTACTGCGAATCGATATTTCCTGCTGCGCCCTTCCATTGGCTGTCAGGTTGCGGCTCAACACCACCGAGATCATCCCGCTTGTCCATTGTCGAGCCGAGCGCACCACCGACTGCGTCCGCAGCCTCGCGCGCGGACGCCTGCCCAGTGACGTTCTGATTGATCGTGATCGGTGCGTTGATGATCGAGTTGGCACCACCGCGCGCCCACGCAGGCATTCCGGCTGACTGCGCCTGCCACGCACCGAAATTGTTTACTGCTGTTGGATTATTCCAACCAGAACCGGGAGGAGCAATTCGTTTCGCCGCATCCAGCGCAGCCGTGTCAATGGCGCGACCGTTCCTGAATAACTCTTCGTGCAGATGAGCGCCGGTTGATCTTCTGTCTCTTGTGCCCGGCCCGCTTGGTCCAATTGTAGCGATCTGCTGACCTTCCTCAACACGTCCTCTGCTCACCTCGGGCGAGATATGACGATAAACACTGATCGACCCGTCATCGTTTTTAACGGTGACATCGCCGTACCCGTTGACACCTTGGATCACACCACCGAACCGCGCCTTGACGGGCGTGCCGACTCCACCCTTCCAATCTGTGCCAGCATGAAAGCGACCCCAACGCTGTCCTACCCGACTGTTGACGATGCCAGCAGCCGTGGGTGACGTGCCAACGCCCATTCCTCCGCTGACCCCTGTGCCAGCGACCGCAGCCTGTCCCTCTGCCACAGCAGCCGCAGTGAAAGCGTGCTCAGTACGGTCCTGCCACCATTTCGCCGGGCGTTCAAAATTGCGCGTGAGAATCGACATCGCCGCTCTGCGAGTTGCCGGGTCCGCGCTCATCAACGCTGCTCGTGACGGTGCGTAAGTCGGATCAGTCATCGCCTCGTGAATCATGTAGCGCGACTGCCCCTCCAGACTATCGCGCCCAAATTTGTTGGCACTCAACCATTCGAACATCTTGTTGCGCCGTCCAAGTCGCGCACCGTAGATGCCGTAGCCAGTCCCGGCGTCGTGCACCGTATTTGGATTCAGCCAGCTTTCCGCAATGGCCTGACCGGCCATCAAGTTGGCACCTTCTTTGGCCTTGTCCGCTGGCACACCCTCTTTGATGAGTTGATCTTCCATCGCCGCCTTGGCGGTTGCGATACGATCCGCAAGTGCACCGGTTGGTGCTGCACCATTACCGGGGCTGCCGGGACCGCCCGGCCCTGAATAACCGGGATCACCGGGCATTCTGCCTTTTGAATCTGGACCGCCGGGAGCGCCAGCTTCACCCGAAATCGCGCGGATCAATTCCTCGATCTTGTCAGTGACCTTCGTGAAGTAGCCTTCCTGCTCGATGGTCTGATCCTCAATGGCCTCGACCACCGGCTCAGCGTCCGCTGCGGGCGTGCCAGCGCGCATGCGCCGAGCGCCGCTGATGTCGGTTGACAGCGAACCGGGTGCTGGCACTGAGCCCGGCTTAGGACCGAGCAAACCACCGCCCCTCTTCCACCAGCTTCCCCAAGATTCTGAAGGTACAACTGCTTTCGGGTCTGTCAGTGGTGGCAATGTTGGGACGACAGCAGGCGGATTTTCTCCACGTCGCACGCCTGCGCCCCGCTCGTACCACTCGCGCAAATATTTTTCGACAGCAGGATCATCAGACGGTGGCATGGGTTGGGCATGGAATGCTTTCGGCGTTACCGCCTCCGAAAGCCTCTGATACCAAGGCTTTTTGTAATCGACCCGCCAATCCTCCAACGGTGCTGGCTGGATCGGCCCAACAAAGTCGGGCCCTTGTTGTTGACGAAGTGCTGTTACACGCTGCTGTTCGCGCGCTATTGCTACTTGTTCAGCCGCGATCTCGTGCGGAGTTCGCGCTTCTCCCCCCGATGCCTGTCTGAGTTGCCATAAACCTTTTAGTAACAGCCAAGTTTTCAGTATTCCAGATAAAACTAGGTTTATAGCTTCTAATGCTAGTCTGAGTGCGTTGAGCCAACCCGGCAACTCGTTCTCTTCTTCAATGGCATCGACAAAACGATGCCACGCATTCTCAGATTCGCCTGTGTCTTTGTTGAAATCCGTGAATGTTTGCTTGAGTGTGGCAAAGGCCTCCTTGATTATGCCGACAAAAGATGTCTTGGGTACTTTATCCAGCCAGTCGAGAAAAGCACCTGTGATCGATTTGCGTCCCTCGGAATACGCACGCAGATCATCAAGCGCCGCAACAAACCTA